TAATAATAAATAGCTTTCGTAGTTAGCACCCAACAAAATAATTATTGAGTTAATTAAAATTCCTGTTCGTTTTTTCATAGTGTTTTGTTTAAATGTGCGTTACCAAGTCGCACCCCTTGTTTTTATTATTATGCTATTTTAAAAATAGGACACATTGAATATTTACCTAACAAATAAACAAATTCCTCTCCATTGTAAACGTTTACTTTTTTACGTACAATTTCGCCTTGAATAATTGCAATTACAAAATTTCCTTTTCTCTCAATTACTTTTGCAGTCCATACACAATTAGAATCGCAAATTGAAGTAGCTTTTAAAATTGTATTTTTTTCAATTGTTTTCATATCCTTTGTTTTTAATTATAGACCAAAATTAATATAAAAATTTAATATAGCAAAATTTTTAGTATTTTTTTTTTAATATTTTTTTTGAGCATAAAAAAACCCCTACCGTTGTAGAGGTCTTTCAATCATAAATTAAACAAAGCATCGTATGAAATGCGTACAAATATAAAAAATTATTTTCCTACTTTGAAACGCCTTAAAACAAATTTTACTATTCTTTTAGCAATTGCTTTCCACAAAACCCCCTTCGCCTCAACTTTCACCTCAACGCCCTCGGGGGTCTTTTCCACGTGAATATCTATATTCTTTGAATCTAAATTAAATTCTTTGTTTATTTCGTCACGTACTATTTTAATATCTACATTCTTTGTGTCAATATCTACTTTTAAGCTCGTTCCGTCTTTTTCTAAATTCACGTCTAAATTATCCGTGTCAATTGTAATTTTTTTCTTTGCCATTTTTAAAATTCGTTTATTAAACAAGTTGAAATACTTGGGTAATCTTTTGCAAGTTTTACCATTCTTTCGTAATCTGTATTATTATTTAATACTAAACACCCTTCAGACCAACCACCAATTTGAGTAGCTACCTGTTGACTGCCTTTATTATAAGTTGCACCGTGAATATTCATAAAAATATTATCCGTTTTTATTTCAGTAGTGGGATTCGTTTTAAGGTCGTTTGTAAAGTCTCTACGATATGGAACACCTTTTATTTGTCTAAGTGCCTCCATTTTGCCTTTATGAAGTCCGTAAGCGTGTGAGTCATAATTCCAACGATCAAACTCCATTACAGCCGTTCCCTTGTTTCCTTTGTTTGTTGTGCATGAAGTAACAAACTGAAAGGCTTCGCTTTTAAAGATATACACTTTATCGTCAAAAACATTATTAGCATCTTCGTTTGAACGTACAAATAATAGCCATATACCAGCTGGAATAAATTTAAACGTAGGTAAACTCTTTGCCTTGTCTAAAAGTTGTTTATCCGTGTAATTCTTTACGTTTGTCATAAATTATTTTTTCGCTAATTTACGGTTTTTATTTTCAAGTACGGCAACCGTGTCACTTTTTACACTTGGTAAAGTCGGTTGTTTCTCTTCAATAGGTTTTCTATTGTAATATTCGTTTTTATCTAAACAGTTGTATAAACGGTCTTTAACGTCTTGCACCTCGAAATGCGTGTACGTTAACCATAATGCAAGTACACCGACTGCGCCTTGTTTTTTTATCACTTCTAAAAATTGTGTAATTGGTATCATTTAATTAATTTTCTTATATTGTTACTTCAAAAGTTGTCGGTTGTCCTAAAATTTGTTCAATGCTTTCATCAAAAACAATATACCAAAATACTGGATTATCAAATTCTGCTGTTTCATAATCAACCCAATATTGTGTAACATCATCAGGTGAAACAGGTAAACCGTAATAATCAGCGCATTCTTTACGTGCATTTATAGCGTCTTGTTCATTCGTGTATTTGTAGCCTGTTATTTCCATTAGTAAATTGAATAATTAGAATTAATATTGTTTTGTATTTCCGTTCTATTTGTCATTTGGTCACTATTCCAAACTATAAATTCTTGCATATACATATTAGCTCGTGATGATGTACCTACCCTATCAAACAAACTTAGACTTGTACCTATTGCTGTACCTATATTTTGACCTCCATTAAGTACTGTTGTGTTGTTACCATACAACTCCCAATCTGTGCCAGTTGTTGATGTTTTAGCAACAAGTAAAGACTGATTATTATTAACATAAGTTGGAGAAAAAGAAGCTCCTCCTTGATAAAATTGATGACCAGTAGCAGTTAATATAAAAGCTCCTGCCAATGATGTAGTAAATAAACCAAAATTACCGCTTGTCCCTATCTTATCTACTACTGTAAAAATAGATGTTGGATTAGTTAATGATAATGTAGTATTTCTTAAAGTGTCGTTTACCCCGTCACCTAACACTGCTGGTTTTCCATTAACTACATCTATAACTCCAGCATTTACTATTCTCGGTTGGTTTGCCGCAGTTGCTTGTGTTGCATTATTTGCATTACCACTTTGGTCGTACCATGTTGTTATAAACCCATTACCAGCACCGCAAAATGTAAGTAAAGACGAAGTATCCAAATCACCACTTACAAAGTTAATATCTTGCTCTGCATTATCACTTGAACGTCTTACTCTTATTGCAGCTCCTGTGTATGCTGTTCTTAGTTGTCTAAGGGAATATGCAACCGAAGCATTTGGGTAAGTGTCTAAAAGTAAAGAAGTCGCTTGAAAACCTACAATATCAGTTAAACCAGACCAACTATCAGCATGAATGTCTCCCCAGCCTATTGCATTATCAGCACCTTTTCCCCATCCTATATTATTATTTGAAGCACCGTCGCCCCATCCATTTGCATTTGCCATTTTTCTAAGTTGTTATATCTCCAAATAAAACCCATTCATCGGTACCTACCTTTATTAACGTTGCAACCGAATATTGTCCCGTTGTTTTAGTTTTACCACCCGTTGAATGTAATGTAACTCCAGCAGTTCCAGCGATAGTTGTTTGTCCAGCACCATGTTGAAATATAATCATTTCCGTACCTATCGGAAACGCATGGCTTGAATTTAACGGAATGCGTAAATCGTTAGCCGTACCTCGGTCTGTTTTTATGATTTTATTAGCATCCGATAAAGTTAAGTTGTTTAACGAAGCCGAATAAGTAACCATTGTTTTATTGAATACTTGAGCGCCCGTTACGTACTTACTTGAAAACGTACCACCCCCATCGTCTTGTGCAATTGCAAAACGATCGGTAGCAACTATATTACTTGCCTTTGCCGTTAATTGACTTATCTTTACGTTTGCCATTTTGCTTACTTAAATAGGTTAATAATTTCTTTATGTTTTCGTCTTTTGGTTTGTAGTTCTTCATAAATACCAGCCAGTATAGTTATTGTTTGTATCTGGATACATATCCCCGTTTGAGTTAGAATTGTATTCAGGAAATAAATCGTTGTTAAAACTTATATAATCAATGAATCTTTCAGTATAGTGTTGTGCAATAGAACGTTCTTTTTCTATTAAGAAGTCAATTTCTACCTTTTCTACATTAGTAGCGTTTTCCGAATTGTGTTTATATACCCCTTTGTTTGCTATTGTGTAAGCCGCAAAGGGTAAATATTCAACCATTGCCCAGTGTATAAGCATAGGCTTTACATATGTAACTAAAAGATTATTGTAATCAGTTGGTATTGTGTAAATTGAACTTATTGTAACCGCACCATTTGTACCGCCCGTTACCGTTGCCGTACTTCCTACCGTATAACCAGTGCCAGCCGTGTCAATTGTAGCCGCAGTAATTAAACCACCCGCCGAAGTAATATTTAACTTTAGACCCGTTCCCGTTGTGCTTGTTGTATTTATAGACGTTCCCGTTGTATATCCAGTTCCTTGGTTGCTTATTGTAATTGCAGTTGGTATTCCTGAAGCCGCTAAAATAATTTCAGACTTTAATTTTTCAAGTAAATCAGTACCTAAGTAATTTTGAATGTGAATGTCTTGTGCTATTTTGACGTACTGAATAAAATTGTCAGTGTCCACGTTACCGTTCATTGCAGTGAACTTAACAACGTCGTTTCTTGTTATTAGTAAAGCTTCAGCCATTATTCCCCGTATATTTTATTAGTTGGTAAAAATCCGTTATTTGGCATATCCTTAGGTAATTGACTTACTTTAGAATCATTCTTTACGACGTACCCTAACTTTTCAGCTTTCTTAACGGCAACTTGTTTTAACTCTTTACTGTTAACGTCAATAGCTTTACCGCTAAATGTAGCGTAAACTCGTTTATTCCAACGGTGGTTACAATTACCACCACCTTTATAGAACCAAATTGAATATGTATCTGCACCACGTGGTCCCCAACCTTTGTTTACTACTTCAGAACCCATTTTAATAATATCCTCTTTACGGTAAATTTTATTAGCCGCTATCATTCTATTACAAAATTCACGACTATCAGCGCTTGTTTTACCAGCGTAAACGTATCTCGTTAGAAATTTAATACCTTCAATTACTTCGTCTTGCTTACTTGAAATATTAGGTCTATTATCGCCAGTTGAAACTAAGTTTACTATTTTGCTTAAAAACGATTGTTTAGGCTCTTTAGAAAGCGTTTCATTCTCTTTGTCGTCCGAATCATAATCTACTTCGTATTCATCTATTAGAATCGAATTTTCTGGTTCGTCTTCGCCTAAATTAATTAACGCTTCAGCTATCTTAAAATCTTTGCTTAATAGTTCGGGCGCTAAATCGTTACCGCCTTGTTCAGGTGGTAAACCTACAATGCTTCGTATTTCATTAGCCGTTAACGTTTCTATTACTTTATTCGCTACTAAAGGACTTAAATTATTTATTGAATCTAACAAGCGTTTTTTATCGCTGTTAGTTGTTAAATCTCCAGCCGAATCCAGCGGGTTTAACGTTTCAAAATACATCTTTAAAGTAATTCCGTTATAATGTAGAATAGTTTCAAATGAATCTATAATTTGATCTTGAATAGGTTTTACAACCATGTTTTCAAATAACACTTGGGCGTTGCGTAATTCATCAGCATTTGAACTAAATCCATTTGCCGAACCTAAACCGAAAAGAAGCGGCGAAGTAACGTTATGCGCTAACATAATTTTTTTAACGCATTCCTCACTTAATGAATTATACAAGTCTGGAGCATCGTTAACGGGCATTGTGTCAACCGTTGTTTTGCTTTCTTGGTTATTATTAAATCCTATAATTACCTTTTCACCACGTGGTCCCGTTAATTGGCTTTTTACTTTTCCAGTAATAATTTGTTGTTGTTCTTCAGTTGGTACCCCGTTATTAAAGTTAATTACAACCCGTCCAGCGAAGCCTTTTTGAACTTCGTTAATTAAATAATCAGCAATTTCTTCTTCTAACTTTGCATAAGGTAACCCTCCCTGATAATCAGGCAAAGCGTAGTATTTCATTCCCACCGCGTACGGCTTTGAATAAAGAATTTCTATTTGTTCGTTTGAATATCCGAAAGCTGGTATTCTTTTAGGTGCGTATTTCTTAACG